CAAGTGCAGATAATCCTCTTCCTATTCCTGTAAGGAAATTTTGAATCATTTTCCCCATTCCTGGTTTTACACCTTTTGTGCCTTTTGTTACTTTACTTAAACCTGCACCTGCTTTTCCTCCAAAACCTAATGAATCTTTTAACTTACCAGCACCTCCCCCAGTTACCATATCTTTCATACCTGAACCTAAACCTTTTAAGTTTTTTAAAGCTCCACCTACGCTATCCTTTATAGTATTAAAGCCTTTAGCAACCCCTCCCAATTTAGTAGCAGCTATTAATGTTAATGTAGTATATAAAACTTTAGTATTTGATAAAAATCCAGCAATAGGAGTTATAACATCAGCAAGTATATCTACAAGAGGGGCTAATGCTTGAGATATTTTAGCCATTGCTGCTTCCATCTTTTTAGCAGCTTCTTCTTGCTTCATTTGCTCAAGTGTTTGTTTTTGAGCATCACTTAAACCTTCTTCTGACATACCAAGTGATAAGCTTTGTCGAATTAACATTTTTGACATTTCTTCAGTACTCATACCTAAAGCTTTAGCTTGTGCTTCTTGTGCAATAGCATTCATCTTACTAAAACTTGCTTGTGTAATTCCTTGATTAGATAATTCTTTTGCAACTCCCTCTAAGTCATTAGATAATGCAAACTGTCTTGCTTTTTCTAAATTTAATTGTTTACCTGTTAATAATTCTGCTTCCATTTCAGCAGCAATAGAACTTTCAAAATCAAGTAATGAGCTTGCTATTTTTTTTACACCTGCTAAAGTATTACCCATAGCAGCTGCTGCAGTACCTGCTGCTCCTAATTTTTCAGGATAACCTACATATAAAATACCAATATCTGCAGATACATTAGCTATATCTTCTAATACTCCTTTAGCTAATACTCCTGTTTTGTTTTGAGCATTAAATGAATTTACACCTGCTACAAGAGCTTCATTATTTGCTTCTAATGACTTACCATTTATTTTTGAAAATTGAGCTAATTGACTTGCTTCTTTAGCAGTCATCCCCATGTAATGTTCAATTCGTGATGCTTCTTGTAGATCTTCTGCTGAAAAGATATTAGTAGCATTCATACCAAGCTCTTTAGTTAAAGCTGTAGCAGTTTTAAGATAATCAGTCATGGTAATAAAACCATTATTAGCTGCATCTATTTGTAATGCAAAAGTATTACCATCTTCACCTGTAGTTCTTTGAAAATCAACTGCTGCTTTATCTACTTCTTTAAAGCCTTTTAACATTGCACCCAATATAACTGTTGGATCTGTTAAAGTTGATTTAAGTCCTGAAAGAGCACTCCCTAACCCTATTGCAAAAGTTTGTGACCTACTAAGTGCTTTTCCTTTTCTTTCTGCTGCAGTAGCAGCATCTTTCATATCTTTTGAAACTTTATCTATACCAATAGCTTCAGCAAATCCCCCAAAATTACTTTTTAAAGCACCTAAAATCTTACCACTAACCCCTAAACTATTTTGTATTCTTGCTTGTGATTCTGCTTCTTTTTCAGATACACCTAAATTCTTTTTAGCCGCATCACCCATCCCATAAATTACAGCTAAACGTTGAGTATCTTTATCTAAACCTTCTGATGATTTCGCAATATCCCGTTCTACATACCCATTAATTCTTTCAGCTATTGCTAATTTTTTATTTAATGATTCTAACTCTGCGCCTTCAGCACCTGCAATTCTACTTCTAAGGCTATCTATTGTCTCAAGATTAGTTAATCTTCTTTGGTTTTTATCATTAAGAGCTTGGGCTTGTTGGATTTGGGCTTTTCCTATTGTTTTTTCACTAATTAATCTTTCTCGATTAACAGCTTCAATTGATTTATTTTCTTTTAATATTTGTTTAGTAATATCTCCAGCATCACCTAAAGCTTCTTTATTTTCTTGAGAAGCAACAGTAATTTGATTAGAAATGCTTAATAAAGCTTTATCAAAGTTATTTATTCTTTGACGAATACCTAATTGATCTTTTAACTCTTGATTAAGGTTTCTAGCCTCCTCAGTTAAAGTAGCAGATATAGCTGCTCCACTTTGAGCAGTAGCATTGAATTCTTTTTGTGCTTGAGTATTTTTTTTAATATTGTCGTTAAGCCCCATTGGGAGTTATTTTGTTATAAATATCAAAAGCATCTATTTTCTAGATGCCTTTGTTGAATAACTTGTTGGTGGTGTTCGTTTTGCGTTTTTAAGAAACTCAGGTGCGGTTACTTTACCATCTGTGGTTAAAGATTTACTACTACTACTTTGTCCTTGTTGTTTTTTAATAGCATTATTTTCTTCTACATAAAAATCATTTATTTTCTGAAATGTAAAATTACGTAACCATATAGGCATATTATAAACCGTATGCCAATCGTAACCTCCTTTACCATGAAATACTATATCATGAATTTGAGAAAATAAACTTACTCTATAAGTCTGCGTCAGGCCAAAAAAACGTAAGCCCTATCGGGATAGTGATGTCCTCTTCGCCACCCTCAACTGTGTCTACAGGTATTTTTAAGTTAACATCTGGTTGAAAATCTTTAATATGATTCCTAAATGCTCTAGAATCTTGTGCTAAAAAGTAATTATCTACAAAATTTCTAATGTCTTTTTTATCTTCTGAACCATCTACAGATACAATCATATGTTTTAGACGAGTTGATAATTCAGGTGAAGCATTTTTATTTATTTTCTTTAAACCCTTTAATTCACTATCAATTCTCATTTCATCACCATGATTTAATAATTTAAATGTAAGTGTTGTTTCTGATTTAGGACAAGTAAATGGAAATTCATTTTGACCTTGTTCAAATTGAGATTTGTCAAATTCTCTATTTTCTAAGGATGATAAATCTACTTTTATTTTTTCATTTCTATAAGTAAATTCATAATCACTACCATAACCTAATATTCTAGCAGCTATTAATAATGCATTTTTATCACCTACTATTAAATCTTTATAATCACATTCAGATACTATTAATTTTTCTAATAATTTATCTAGTACTGTACCTTTTTGAATGTAAGATTGGTTAGTTAATATATCTTCTTCTTTAGCAGTCATGTATTTCATTTCTACTTTTCCAGATGATAGTGGGTTTTCTTTAGGGTAGACTATTCCATTTGATGGAAGTTCTACCATTTCTGTTGGGAATTTTAATTTTGATTCGCTCATATCTTTTATTGGTTATAACTTAATTTCATGTATACATATTCAATATAAAAAAAAGCTTGACCGAAGCCAAGCTATTCTTAAATATATGTAATTTCTTTTTAGAAATTTAATACGCAGTAATCCATTCCTAAAGTTAATGCGATATCTTGAGCTTCCGCTTCTGTATCCCAATTAAATCCTTTAAATGTTGCATCTTTAATAAATGCACCTTTTATAATCCATTCAGAAACTACGTCTCCTACAGGACCTAATACATTAATAGTTACATCTTTTTTATAGAAATCAGAATAACCATCTCTACCAGTAACTGATTCGTGATGTAATCTAACCCACTCCATAGTAGCTTGCGCTCCTGATGGTGTTATTGGGTCATATAACGTCATTGATAAATCAGCCCATTTAGCTTTTCCTTTTACTTTTCTATAAGTATTTATATGGTTTAACACGATTTCACCTTGCTCTATTTTGATTTCTCCTACTTCTTTAATCATATATGATGGTATACCATCTACATACATTATAAATCTATTGGCAACTTTTGGTTCAAAAGCTGTGAAAAACATTTCGTTTGGATTTACTACTGCCATTTTATTATTGTTTTATTTTATTATACATATTATGTTTTATACTCTTTATGATGGAAACGTTGCTCCAGTTGGTAAAATGTTGAAATCTAAGTAAATAAATTCAGCAGTTTTAGTTGGTTGGATATAAATCGCACCTACCATTTGGTTTCTATCAACTACATCTGGTCCATTATTAGCTGCATCCATTTGTACTTTAAAGGCATATAAACCTTGTCTTTGTTGTACTGATTCTAAATATGGATTTACTTGGCTTAAGAAATTATTTCTTGTAGCCGCTGTATTTTGTTCAAATACTAAATTATCAGCAATTTGTACAATAAATGATTTTAATGCTATTAATAATCTTCTAACATTTATTCTATCTAAAGCACTTGCTGATGCTTGTAGTGTTTTTTGTCCAAATACTACAACTCCTTTTCCAGGGAATGTAGCTATTGGATTAACTTTTCCTGTGTATAGATCATCTCTATTAGTTTGAGTTAGTTTTCTTTGTGCTTGTACTACCGTACTTAAACCACCTCTATTAATTCCAGCGGGAGCGAACCAAGCTTCACTTGTTCTGTCATTAAACGCGTATACACCCGGAATCATCGCTGATGGTACTGCCCACACTAATTGAGATGAATCTGGATCTATTATTTGTACCCATGGCCAATAAGCTGCGGCATATGAGTTATCAATTCTAGCTGCTTGTGTTTTTGCTGTTGATACTGTTCCTCCTGAGTAGCTAACTAAATCTACAATTGCTATAGCATCTCCTCTTGTTTGAGTATTTTGTATTAAAACATTCATTGGAGTTGCCATCATTGAAGCTGCGTAATATAAACCTGGAGCTGAAATGATGTTATATGAATAATCATCTTTATTTGCTAACAAATTAAATGCATCTGTATACACTGACATTTCTGTTGAAGCCATACCTTGTGTATTACCATCTGTTATTGCATCATAATATTTAGCTTGTTGATAAGCTGGGAATCCTGTTTTAGAGAATAATTCTCCTTCAGCTCCACTAAATGATCCACTTGCTACATCTGGTAAATAATCTGCAAATATTGCTTTAGCTTGACCATTATTATCAAAATATTCTGGTGTTTTATATTGTACTTCTTTTACTCTTACATATCTTGAAGAATTTGGAAAAGATCCAACTGTACTAATATATGGATCTGATGTTCCAGCTCCATTAAGTACTTTTGTTTGATTTCCTACTACTCTTTCAATATAATTTGATGATTGTGGATCTAATGATATATTAGGGAATATTTCAAGTACTCTTTTAGCTGTTGCTGTATCATTACCTTGTCTAATTACTAAACTAAATGTTCCAGTTGCTACGTCTGTACCTTGTATTTCCCATCTAATATTATCTGTAGTACCATTTGTTAATGTTCCATTATTTCCTTCTGCTGTTCCACTATTCATTATAGTACCATCAGTTAATGTTTCTAATGTGAATGTTTCTGCATCTCTTATATCTGCATCTACTAATGTTACTTGTAAATCTGCAGAACCTACTGAAGGTGGTAATGTTGGAGTACCTATATTAGCTGCTGCTACTGATAATACATTAGCTAATGCAAATTCATCTGCTGCATCTTGAGCTACTAATACAATTGAAGTTGGTTCAATTATTAAGTTATTATTTGTGTCTTGATCGTTTCCAGCACCTGATGTTACTTGAAGTGCTGCTGATGTTGCTAAACTATTATTTTCTAAATCACCTGATGCTAAAGTAAATACTACATCAGCTGAAGGGAAATCTGTACCTGTTATATCTGTACCTGCAATTGAAATAGTATTTCCTGCTTGGAATCCTTGTACAAATGTTGCATCTGTTGGTGTTATACTAGTAACAGTTGATCCTACATTAGCATTTGCAAATGTAGCAGTTGCAGTACCTGATGCTAAACTTAATCCTGAAATTGAATTAATTGAAGCAGCATTAAATGTTATTATAGTTGGTGTTCCTGTTGAGATATAACCTGTACCACCTGATACTAAATTAACGGCATTTAAAGCACCTCCACTAAATCCTAAAGTAATTACACCTCCTGTTCCACCATTTGCTATTGAAGCACCTGCTGCTACTAAATCAGCTACATTTAAATTTGCTGTTGTTCCAGTAAATAAACCACCTCCTTGTTCAACTGCTGTAATACCTGCAGATGGGGTTATTGTACTTGCTGCAAATATTCCTGATTTAGCCCATTCTAAAGTAAATGTTGCACCTGATCCTTTAGATGCAGCTGTTCCATTAGCAACTTGATACTTTGCAGTTGTACCTGTAGTACCTTCAGTAATAGTTATACTACCTGCTGCTGTAGTTCCTGTTTGATTTGTTGATGGAGTTTTTGCTGCTACTTTAATCATTCCTGATCCTAATGAACCTGCTCCAATTGTTAATAAATCACCGGCTTTATATCCTGTTCCTGGTGTTGTTATTGTTATAGTAGATATATCTCCTCTTTGTGTTGAACCTATTTGTGCACTAGTTACTACTGTTGCTTTTGCTCCTGTTCCTGATCCACCACCAATACTTACGTTTTGAATGGTTGTATCTGCAAGACAATCTACTGGATTAGTACCTGCATTAAATCTAAATGCTATTGAAGATGCATCTGTATCTGCTGCTGTAGCTCCAGTGTATAATTTCCCAATAGCTGTGTCTCTTACTACAGTAAATGTAGTTCCAGCAGTAGCAACTCCATCTTTAAGAACTGCAACTCCTGTGTAAGTTCCAGACTCACCACCTCGAGCAGTTGAAGCTGCTGAGCCAGTAAAGTTGTAAGGGCTTACTTGTAATAATGTACTTTCTACTTCATTTCTAATAGGATCAGCTGTTGTTGTTGCAGGCGTCCATGACCCTGAAGCTACTCTGTTTACTATTAGTGACGTACCACCATTATTAAAATAATTATACGCTGAAATTGATGTAAAATATGTGTAAGTGTCCGAACCACTTATAAACGTACT